ATATAGGAATTCATATATGGCAACTATTTCATCAGGCGACGCACTTAGTTTAAAAAATTTAGGTACTGCAGTTAGAACAACTGATACTGGTAGTGGAGTTTCTTTAAATGCTCTAAATGCCAGTGCAGGAACGATTGTTTCTATGTCTGCATATGGTATTGATTCAGTAGGTTCAATAACTGGTTATACTTACGCAGTTGAATCTACAACTGAAACATACACATTAGGTTTTGGTGGTGAAGGAAATAAGTTTTCTACTTTAAAATCAAAAGCAGGTAATTTTACATGGGCAGTATCACCAACTTTTAATTCAGCAGGTGATACCGCAGGATGGTTATCATTAGAGGCAGGTGCAGATTATCAAAATGATATAACCATTGGTGCTATGAACCCACAAGGTGCTGGTTCACAAACTTCACTAATGGGTGCACAATCACATACTCTTTCTGTAACTTATGCAGATACTTATAATGACCATGCAACAAATTATAATAGTGCAAGAACTAAAACTGTTTATTCAGTAGATTCATATGATGGAAACTCAGCAGCATTATGTTTAACTATTGATTCACCTGTAACTCTTGCAGATGGAACAATTGTAGAGGTAGGAGATTTAGAAGAAGGAGATTTACTACAAGGTTATTCTATCACCGGTTTAGGTACTGATGAATCAAACTTCCTAGAATGGTCAACTGATACATTAGGAACAACAGCAAAAGATGTAACACTTGTTGGTATTACATATTCATTTGCTAACAAATATTACGATATTAACGATGGTGAGGTAACTGCAACATCAGAACACCCAATGTTAGTTAAAGATGGAAATGATGGTGAATATAGATTCAAAGAGATGTTTAATATCAATACTAACGATAAATTGATTAGAGATGTTTCTGGTACAATTACCGAAATTAATATTGATTCTATTGAAGTAGTTGAAAAAACAGTTGAGATTGTTTCAATTGATGTTGAACAAGATGATACTTATCTTGTAAATGGGTATATAACACATAACAAAGGTGGAAACACTCATACAGATGAAACAGCACCAAGTGCACCAACTTCATTAGCATGGACAAATGGTACATTAACTCTTTCATGGAGTGGTGATGGCACAAACGATGTATATGATGTACAAATCGATAACAATTCAGATTTCAGTTCACCACTTATTGATGAAACACAATGGTCTGAAACAACAGTTGTTACAACGACCGATGGTGGTTCATTTGATATAGGAACTGGTACACGATATGCAAGAGTAAGACAGTATGGAACTAATGGATTAATAAGTTCTTATAGTTCAACATTAGAATTTACAGTTTCATAATTTATGTTTTGAAAAAAACTATATATTTATATATACAGAAAGTTAACTAAAATATATCAAAATGGCAAACGAAATTAAGTTTACAGAAGAAGAAGTTTCACAAATAAATCAGTTAAGACAAGATGTAGCTGGTGTATTTACACAATTAGGACAGGTTCAAATCGAAAAACAAAGAAGATTATCTGAGTTAGAAAATTTGGAAAAGGAATTAATTGAGAAACATGGAAATCTTGTTACATTAGAACAAGAAATTTTCAAAGGTTTGAATGAAAAATATGGTGATGGAAACTACGACCCAAACACAAATACATTCATTCCACAAGAAAATGAAGAAAAAACAGACTCTTCCGAGGATAAAAAATAATCTTTGGAAAAAGTTATTTATACTTATATAAGAGTATTAATATACAAAAATTAACAAGGAGTAATAAAAATGGCAGAAAAAATTGTATCACCTGGTGTATTTACGAGAGAAAATGACCTTTCTTTCTTAGCACAAGGGATTGGAGAAATAGGAGCAGCAATTATAGGACCTTTCCATAAAGGACCTGCTTTCGTTCCAACCGTTGTAAATACACAATCAGAATTCGAAGAAATTTTCGGTGTACCTAATGGAGATTATTATACAGGATATACCGTTCAAAACTATCTCAGAGAAGCAGGAACTGTAACTATTGTTCGTGTTGGAAACACAGACGGACAAGTAGTAGAGGCACCCGCTTTAATATCAATAAGTGGTTCAGATGGAGGACAAAAAATTGTAGCATCTCTTCACCCAACACATAATGGGGCTGAAGATACTGGTTTCCCATCAGCAACTAACGCTATTGATTCACAAGTATCATCATCAGCATTTAACATAAGTGGTTCTAATCTTGGAACTTCAATTTCAGCATCGGTATTACCTTCAGCTGGAAATGATATTTCAGATGTATTCGGAAGTAACGCAAGAGGTTCTAAAAATGCTTATGCTTACAAATATTTTGAAAAAGCAGCAACAGACCAAACAACTTATATTTCAGACAGTGGTTCACAAGTAGTACTTATTGAAGGTGCTCAACAATCATTCTCTGGTAGTAATGGTGATGGTTCTATTTCACACGCATCAACTCCTTGGATACAATCACAATTGATTTCGGGTGAAAGACATGACCTATTTAGATTCCATACTTTAGGTGATGGTGATAACTACAACAAAGAATATAAAATTGCAATCTTTAATGTAAAAGCAGCTGGTGCATCAAATGCAACTGATTACGCAACATTCTCAATTGCAGTTAGAAAGTACTCAGATACTAACAAGAGAACAAATGTATTAGAAACATTTAATAATGTTAATTTAGACCCTGCATCACCTAACTACATCAAAAAAGTAATTGGTGATAGAAATTTAACAATTGATTCAGATGGTAAACAAACTGAAAATGGTGATTACAGAAACTATTCATCATTTATAAGAGTTGACTGTAAAGAAGAAGGTTCATTCCCAATCACTGCAGCACCATTTGGACACGCAAAATATTACAACCCAATTTATGTTGGTGGTAATGGAACAGAAAATATGGTTCCTGCTGTAATATTCGCTACAGGTTCAGAAAACAACACAGCATCTAACTCAGTACAATATAGTGGTATTGATTTAGAAACTGCAGTAGTTAAGATTGATAATGCTAGTTACTTAGCACCAATTCCAAATAATGCAACACAAGGAGCAAATACTGCTTTCTCATTCGATGCAGCATTTACTGCAATCGTAGGTGGTGTTGTTTCAACTAAAAACTTTGGATATACAATATCTACATCTGATACGGCAGCAACAATAAACCAAAGACAGTTTATCGTTGGATTCCAAGATGGATTTGATGGTGTATCACCAACAATCAAAAAAGCAACATATGGTGATTCTGATTGGGGTGCTGGAAACTCACAAGGATTTGATTTATCAACTTCAACTGCACAAGGTTCAGTTGCTTATGTAAAAGCAATCAACGCAGTATCTAATCCAGATGATTTCGATATCAACTTGGTATCTGTACCTGGTGTTGTAAGAAGATTACATTCTTATGTGTTTGATAAAGTAACTGATATGGTAGAGGCTAGAGAAGATGCATTCTTTATTGGTGATGCAACAGATGGTGGTGATACTATCGCTCAGGCAGTTACTCAAGGTGAAGCAGTTGATTCTAACTATGTAGGTACTTACTACCCATGGGTTAAAACAATTGATAGAAACACAAATAAATTAACTGCAGTTCCACCATCAGTATTGATGCCTGGAATTTACGCAGCAAACGATGCAATCGCAGCAGAATGGTTCGCACCAGCTGGTCTAAACAGAGGTGGAATTGTTGGAGCGGTATCTGTACTAAACAGATTAACTCACGCTGAGAGAGATACTTTATACGAAGGAAAGATTAACCCAATCGCACAATTCCCAGGTGAAGGTATCGTGGCATTCGGACAGAAAACTTTACAAGATAAGGCTTCTGCATTAGATAGAATCAATGTAAGAAGATTATTAATCAAAGTTAAGAAGTATATTGCTTCTACTTCAAGATACTTAGTTTTTGAACAAAACACTTCTCAAACAAGAAGTAGATTCTTAAACACAGTAAACCCTTACTTAGAAGGAATACAACAAAGACAAGGATTGTATGCTTTTAGAGTGGTGATGGATGAAACAAACAACACACCAGATGTAATCGACAGAAATATATTGGCTGGACAGATTTTCTTACAACCAACAAAAACTGCTGAATTCATCGTGTTAGATTTCAATATCTTACCGACTGGAGCATCATTTACGGCATAAATGAACAAAAATAAAAGGAAACTATATTTATTAGTATAATAGGAGAAAAAAATGGCAGAAGTATTAGAATTTAACGATATGTTTTATACCAACTTCGAACCGAAGATGAAGAATAGATTCATCATGGAAATCGATGGTATCCCTTCATATCTTATAAAAACAGCTAACAGACCTTCAATTCAGTTTGAAACAATAACTCTTGACCACATCAATGTTAAGAGAAAATTAAAAGGTAAAGGTGAATGGCAAGATGTAGAGATTACTCTATATGACCCAATTGTTCCAAGTGGAGCACAAGCAGTAATGGATTGGGTGAGAACATCACACGAATCCTTAACAGGTAGAGATGGATACGCAGATTTCTATAAGAAAGATATCCAATGTTATCTATTAGGACCTGTGGGTGATAAAATTGGACAATGGACTCTAAAAGGTGCATTTATCAACAATGCAGTGCTTAACGATTTAGATTGGGCTAACGCAACTGACCCAGTTGAGATTACTTTAACACTATCTTATGATTACGCAG